AAGGCAGGTATTACAATGCCACTTGAAATCGTGACAGCACGAGAAATTGAACTGATTCGCAAGCAAATGCTCGATGAGTACCGCAACATTACCCGTTCTTTGGGTTTTGCCGTGCAGACGAACGGCGAAATCGTGTTCCGCCCTATCGCTAAAGCCTATCAGGCTGTGCTTGATAAGGCAGAAATGAAGGTGTACTCCGGCGGCTTTACGGTGCAACAGGCGCTTGAAGATGCTGTTCGGGAACTGGCTGACAGCGGTATCCGTACCGTTGATTATGCGTCCGGTTGGATGAACCATGCTGACGTTGCGGCGCGGCGTGCTATTGTAACCGGTCTGAATCAGGTTACATCCAAGTATGCCGAAGAAGCGGCTGAGGTGTTGGAAACCGACTTATACGAAGTGACCGCCCATCGTGGAGCACGCGATAAGGACAAACCGCACGTTTGGTCAAATCATAAGCGCTGGCAAGGCAAGGTATACGCCACGAAAGACGGCAGCAAGTACCCGAATATCTACAAGGTTTGCGGATTGGGACAGGTTGACGGTCTGGAGGGCGCTAACTGTAGACACCACCGGCATCCGTTTTTGGAGGGCGTTTCCGAGCGCGTCTATACGGACGATGAACTAAAGAACATCGACCCGCCGCCGTTTGAGTATCAGGGCAAGACTTACACCGCCTACGAAGCGACGCAGATGCAGCGCAAGTTGGAAACGGCTATGCGGAAGCAGACACGGCGCAGGATGGCGTTTGAAGCTGCCGGGGATACCGAGCAAGCCGACAATGCAAAGATACGTCTGCAATCGTTACGGCGCGAATACAAGGCGTTTTCCGAAGCGGCAGAATTGCCGACACAGTTTGAAAGGGCAAAGGTGACAGCATGAAATTACCGCACACTGTGACGATCTTTCAGCCGTCCGGCCGAACAGTGCTTACAGGCGTGTTGCTGGAAAGCACCAGAGGCACAGCGACAACGAAAACCGCACTCAACAGCGCGGATTCCGTCACACTGCATATCCCTCTGCCGTGTGAGCTGACGTTATCACCCGAAAAGGACTATTTCGCCCGCGGCGATGTGCCAGATGAGGGCAGTTACCAGAAATGCCGTGAGAAGCACGAGACATACCGGGTGACAAGCATTTCGCGCTATGACTACGGCCTGTTGCAGCATTTGGAGGTAGGCGGACGATGATTTATTACTCCATGAAACTGCATTTGCCGAAAAACCTGCTCGATAAGCGCGTAGAAAAGGCGAACAAGTGGCTTTGCGAGGAAATCATCAAGGACACCGACCCGTTTGTTCCGGCGCGAACCGAAGCGCTGGCAATGAACGTGCAGCGGCACGGGCATGCCATCGTGTATGCCTCGCCGTATGCACGTTTTCAGTATTACGTCAAGGTGATGATCGACCCGGCAACAGGAAGCACATTCGCGCCTAAGGGCGTGCGCAAGGTGTTGACCGAGCGCGACCTTAAATACAGTAAGGCGGTGCACAAACACGCGCAATCGCACTGGTTTGAGGCAAGCCGCGCGGTGAACGAGGGACACTGGAGGGAAGGAGTGCGCAAGATTTTGACCGATGAGTGAGAAATTGAACACGGTAACAGCTCGTGAACAAGACGGTGTTTCACGGGCTGTTCTTTTATGGCTGAAAGGCTATGCTCCCGAAATCGAGTTTGAATATCTCCCGCCGGAACGGTCAGGCATGATGCTTACCAGTGTACAGAGCGCGTATAAAACCGCACAGTACATTGACGGCGGATATGCTGCACAGTACCCGTTCGGCGTGATGTATCGTGCCCTGCCGACCGACAGCGAGGAACGCCTCGACGTTGAATCCTTGCTGAATGAGCTGGGAGCATGGGCGGAAGAAAACCCGCCTGATCTCGGTGAGGGAATGACCGTCACATCTGTTGAGCGAACGACCCCTGCGGGGCTTATCGCTCGATACGAAGATTTAACCGAGGATTACCAAATTCTCTTAACCATTAACTATGAAGTTGAGGTGTAAAAATGGCAACTGAAAAGATTAAACGTCCTCTGATTGCACACTTTCTGGATACCACTGATAAAATGGGTGAGTATTCCACTGCAAAGTGGGCGCGAATCGGCAAGAACGTAACCGAAGCATCTACGGACTACGGTGCACAGACCGAGACTGAGCAGGACATTATTTCTGATTCTGCAACTACTGAGATTACCGGCTATCAGCCGACCATGAGCGTTTCTCAGCAGTGCACCAAGGGCGACGATGTGTTTGAGTTTATCGACAAGAAGCGTCGCGCTCGTGCTACTCTGGCAGATTCCCACGCATGGCTGCTGAATGTGGACATGTGGAATGCTACCAGTGACAGCGACACTGCGACTTATGTTGCAGAGGTGCAGGAAGTATCTGTACAGGTTGATACCTACGGCGGCGCAGGCGGCGAATCCCCGACGCTG